GTTACAGGTAACAACTATGGCCCACGCCAGAACTACGGTGCTGCCTCTAACTTTGCAAACACATGTGGACTTATCTTTCAAAGAGAAGCTGCAGGTGTTGTTGAAACAATCGGCCCACAGGTTCAAGTAACTTCTGGAGACGTTTCCGTGGTTTACCAAGGCGATGTCATACTAGGACGCATGGCTATGGGTGCAGATTATGTGAACCCAGCAGCTTGTGTAGAATTGTTCGCAGGAACATCTACAAAGCCAGCAGCTTTCTCATAATTATTCATTTTATACGGGGGCACTCGCCCCCCTTTTTTTATTATGGCAGTAATACCTTACGGAGTGTCTACCGAACTAGATGCTGTAAACTCAATCCTGATGAGCGTTGGAGAAACCCCAGTTAATACATTAACAGTGCAGAGCCCCGAAGTGGCTATAGCACAAAAGACTCTAAGGCAAGTCTGCCGTGAGGTGCAAGCTGAGGGATGGTCATACAACACAGAGAATGAGTATCCTATAGATACCGATACAAATAATCAAGTTATAGTTCCAAACAATGTTTTACAAATGGATCTAAATATCTTTCAACATGGTAAAGATTATAACGTGGTTAGACGTAGTGATAACGGTATATCCAAAGTGTATGATAAAAAGAACCATACATTTACTTTTGAAAATTGTGATAAATTATATTTTGATATGATATGGATGATAGATTTTGAAGATCTACCACAACCATTTAAAGATTATATAACCGCTAGGGCCTCCAGAATCGCCTCTAACCGTATGGTAAACAACCCTCAGTCTGCTAAACTCCTTGAAGGAGATGAAGCTAATCTAAGGGCACTGGCGTTAGAGTACGAATGTAAACAGGCAGATCATAATATCTTTAATGATTTTAATTATCATCAAGATGCTAACACCACATACAGACCATTTAAAGTATTAAGAAGAATGTAATGGCAACAGTAAATCAACGTATCCCAAACTTTCTAGGGGGTGTATCTCAACAACCAGATAAAATTAAATTTCCCGGACAGCTAAGGGTATGTGATAATGCCGTCCCAGACATAACATTTGGTCTTAAGAAACGTCCTCCTGCAGAGTTTGTAGGCACATTAACAGGAGCAACCTCAACAGGTCACTGGTATGAAATATTAAGAGATGGAGATGAAAAATATTTAATACAAATTACAGAAAGTAATGTTGGGTCTAGTAGTGTAAAACCTATCAGAGTATGGGCTTTAACTGATCTTGAAAGTGGAGAATCTGCAGGTACTGAACTTGCTTTAACTAATGCAGTTGGAGACAGTCTTTTTAATTATCTTGATGGAGCAACTAAACCATACTCTGTTACTACAATTCAAGACTACACACTTATAGCTAATCCAAATAAAGTTGTAAGTACTGGTGGACAAACATTTACAGCACTTAACAATGGCGAATATTCGTATGCTAGGCTGGATACTGTTGCTTATAACACTGAATATGTTTTATATAGCGGTACAGCCCCAACCCCTAAAACATATTATAGAGTTACCTCTTTAAAAGTAGATAAAGTAGAAGGTAATAGTTTAGTTGGCCCAACATGGGATGCAACACACGATGACTCACAACATGCTGGTATGGTACAGTTTAACTTTTCTGGAGGAGATGCTATAACACAAGCAGCTACTGACTGTGATGAGGTTACAGGTACTATAACAGTTAATGCTAATGCTTATATTGCTAATCAAGATGCTACTTATCAAGGTAATGATACAAGTGATGAAAGTAAATTCTTAGGATACGTACAGGACTATGATACTCGCTACACAGCTACTGTTACATTAAAAAATGGTGGTATAATTAAAACAACTGGTGGAACAGCTGCACAGAACAAACAAGATGCATTAGATAAATTTATTAGAATAGGAATTGAAGGTATACCATATCAAATATCAGTTGAAGCAGTAGAACCAGTACAATCATACGAAGGAGTTGCTGGTATAGGCTATCATAAAACACCTAAAAATCCAGATGGTGGTGCTTTATCTATGGCTTCTATTCTTAATGGTTTAAGACATTCTGTAGATGATAACTTAACTAATGTTACAGCTGAAGTTATAGGTAGTGGTTTATATATGCACGGATCTGCTGCAAGTGGTGTAAACTTTCTTGGTGGTTCTGTAAATGAAAACATGAGTGTTATAGGTCAAAAAGCACAAGACATTAGTAGACTACCTGCTATGAATAAACATGGTTATGTAGCTCAAGTATCAAACACGACTGACTTAGATACTGATGATTACTATGTAAAATTTGAAGCTAATAATGGTTCGGGTGGTTCTGGTAGTTATGAAGAGTGTGTTAGACCCCATAACTTTGATGGCTCTGGTAATGATCCTATGGTATTAGGTTTTGATGCCTCAACAATGCCACATGCTTTAATAAACAATCGTAATGGTACATTTACTTTTACTAAGTTAAATGAAGCTAGTAAAGGTAATACAGAAAATTATTGGAAAGATAGAGTAGTGGGTGACAATGAATCTAACCCATTTCCTACTTTTGTCGGTAATACAATACAAGAAATGTTTTTTCACAGAAATAGATTAGGCATGATTTCTGGTGAACAAGTTGTAATGAGTAAGCCGGGCCAGTATTTTGACTTTTTTATAGTATCTGCTATATCTGCCAGTGATGATAACCCTATAGATATAACAGTATCTGATGTAAAACCTGCATTTATTAATCATACACTACCTATACAAAAAGGTATAATGATGTTTAGTGATAACGGTCAATTTTTATTATTTACAGAATCAGATATATTTAGTCCTAAGACTGCTAGATTAAAAAAGATAGCTAGTTATGAATGTGATGCTAGTATACAACCTGTAGATTTAGGTACTTCTGTTTTGTTTACATCTAATGTATCAGCATATGCTAGAGCATTTGAGGCTACAGTTGTAGATGATGACACACCTCCTAGAATTATAGAACAAACGAGAGTTGTACCAGAATTTTTACCTAAAGATATTACAACATCAGCCAACTCTCCAGCTATTGGTATAACAACCTATGGTAAAAAGGGTAGTAATGAAGTGTATCATTACAAATATTATGATGCTGGAAACCAAAGAGAACAATCTGCATGGTATAGCTGGACACTTACAGGAACTATGCAACATATGTTGTATACAGGTGGTAGTTTCTTTACAGTTACTTTTCATGATGGTAATTACAAACTATGTAGATATGAGTATGTTGCAGATGCTAATAATACTAGGGCATATGTGTTAGGTACAGGTACTGTTGGTTCACCACTTGAAACTTCAAGACAGTTTGAGGCACATTTAGATAACATGGTAATACCAGATATTCTTACCCCATATGCACAAACAACCTCTACTGTTGAAAAAACACATGCAAGAATACCATATGTACCAACCAGTGCTACGGATATATTTTTATTAGGTTTGTCTGGTAAAGATACCGATGGTAATGATATAGCTGGTACAGTTAGAGCAGCAAATTCTGTTAGTTCTGTGACTGTTTCGGGTGTAACTTACGGTATAGTTGTTTTTGAAGGTATTCAGTTATCTAGTGTAGGTTCAAATATAGCAAAGGTTGCCATAGGATATAAGTACACAAGTACTATTGAACTACCAACATACTATCTAAACGTAGGTCAAAATGCCTACGATACAAATGGAGATTTACGTATATCTGGTATCAACTTTGAAATGGGTGTAGGTGGGCCTTTAGAGTTTCATCTAACTTCACCATTTACATATATTGATGCCAGTGGTAACACAACCAAAGATATAGACGATTATGTACAATTTGAGTCTGGTATATTATCTGATTCTAGTGTATTTGATAAGCCTCCTGCAAACTTAGCCACAAGTGTAAGAGTACCAGTACAACGTAAGAATGAGAAATATACTTTACAAATAAAAATCCCTGACCCCTTTTCTACTGCCATAATCTCAGCAAGCTGGGACGGCATTTACAACCAAAGACGACATGTACGAAGGTAAGTATATTCAGACTTGCACACCAGAGTTAGCTCTACGTGTAGGTCTGAACTTACGCTATGAAGATAGACGTGAGGCAGAGGAGACTTCTGGTTTATGTGCAGAGGCTTCTATAATACAATCATATTATAATTCAACATATTCTGTTTACTTTGAGGTTCCCAACGGCAAGGCTGCTGGAGTGGCGGGCGTGACTCCACATAATGTAATTTGGATGTTATGCACAGATGCAAGTACAGAGTATCCACATACATTTGTAAGAGAAGCGAGACGCTGGGTAAACAGTTTACTCAATCCTTTCTTATGTAATCAAGCAGATATGCGGAATGAATCACACATAAAACTATTAAAACTTTTAGGCTTTACCTTTATTAATTATCATGTTTACAATGGAGTCCCTCTTATACAATTTATAAAACCATGTGCGAAGCCGTTACATTAGGTATTATCTCTGGAGTAGCACAGGCTGGAGCAGGAATTATACAACAAAATGCAGCTCATCGAAATGCAGTTGCACAAGTAAATCGTTCCAATGCTATAGCAAGACAAAAGTATCTTAATGATATACAAATATCTGCCTTTAACGATCAGCGTAAAGGTGAAGTATTTACAGCTCAACTACAAGCGGACGCAGCTTCTCGTCAAGCTTACTATAGACAGAGAGAAATCAATCAATTAGAAGCAAACAGATCGAGTGAAACAGCTCAACAAGAACTTAGAGAAAAAGTTACAGAAGCTATGTTCAAAAGCCAAGAAGGATTAGCTAAGGCTATCGAGGCTCAAGGAACTATCCTTGCAAGTGGACAACAAGCTGGTCAATCTATGATGCTACAACTAGCAGACGTAGAACGACAAATGGGTTTCAAAAATGCCCAACTCAATGCCTCTGTATTTGATGCTACAAAAGCATTTGGTATTAAACAATTTGGTGTTGATCTTGACCAATATGGAGCAGATACACGTGCATATAACAGCATATCAACTACAGCTTCAATAGCACCATCCGCATCCTTTAAGACTGTTAGACCAATCGAACAAGCACCTCCAGAAAAACCATCTATACTTGGCCCAATACTTGGTGGTATTGCATCAGGTGTAGGAGTTTACGGACAACTCAAACCTAGTTAATAATGTCATACACAAGACAAACAAACTTTACCAGATTTACAAATAGAAACGTCCCAGACGAATCTAGGGAAATAGAAAGGAAAGCTAAGGCTTTAGATAAACAAAGAATCGAAACGGTAAACAATTACAAAGGAGCAAGCTCCGATCAAATTAGTGAAATGAATCGTCTATCTGGCCTACAAAAAATGGCTGACGATTTTGAATTACAAAACTTAAAAAACTTTACAGACAACTTTGCAAAGGCAGTTACTACCAGTGCTCAAGTGCTTGGTAAAGAAGCTATTGATAGACGTGTAGAAGCAGGTGCTCAAGCTAGAAAAGATGATGAAGCTAGATTAGTAGAGCTTGAACAAGAAATAGCAGAAGCTAAAAAAGATACACAACTTAAGCTGTCTGTTATTGATTTAGAAAACGAAAAGAAAACTCTTACAGATAAAATTAATCTAGCTGATTCAAGAAAAAGATTAGGTTCATTTGGATTTGGATATACTAGAGATTATTTACAGTCTCGTGCAGAAGGTTTTTTACCTTATCTTCTTAATGAAACAAGAGAAAGCACAGATATATTTAAGGCAGGTATAGGTGAAGAAGGTGATCCTAATTATATACCTCCTGTACTTATCAAAGATTACAATAGATTAAGTCTAGCAGAAAAACAACAAGTACACGCTTTTATTCAACAAAAGTATGTTAATGAAAGTAATATTGATGGTTTAAGTCCAAAAATAAGAGAAAAGTATCTTGATAGACACCTTGATAAAGTAACTAATACTTGGTTTAGTAAACAAGTAACTATAGCAGAACAAGAGATTGCATACCAAGAAATCTCTGATTCTAACGATGATGTAGCTCGTGCATTTAAAGAGTACAACGCTGCAACTTTTACAACTGATATGCTAGATGATAACATCATGTTTACTCAGTTACAAAGGACAATACAGATACAGTTAGAAACAAACAAAGATAGTTTTGCAAGAACAGGTCAAGTAGGTACATATACTGCTGGTCAACTAGCCAATAATAATATATACTCTAATTTAGTACAAAACATATCATTGATTGATAATGATGCTGTTAGAGGTGTCTTAATAGAAAAGTTAAAAAATGCAAAGTTTGTAGTTCCTAGTAAAGGTACTAACTTAGCAACTTTAGAAGAGCACTTCCCATCAAAGTATAACTTTAGAGAAATTGAAAAAGATATAAATAAAAAGGTTAGTGAGAACAGAGAGGTAAAAAGAAAGACTCGTAAAGATAATGCTGAAACAGAAATGTTTGAGTTAAAACAGCTTTTGTTTAATAATCCAGAACAGATAGATGAATATTTACTAAAGAAAGAGGAGATTCAAAGAAAGTACGGTGATATTACCGAACTTAAAAGTAAACTTACAGATTTAGATGAGTACCCTGATAGATTAACAAGTGGTATATCACTTGATAAATCTAAAGCATATTTTCAAGATATATCAGGTTTATACCCCAGAGGTATACCTAAAAGTTTAGCATCTAATTTTCATCCAGAACACTGGTCACAGTTAAAAGAAAAAGGTTTAGTAGCAGAAGAATTAACATACTTTGAAACTAACTCACAAGATGTTAAGAAAGATACTAAAACACTTCAAAATAAATTAAATTTAATATTTTTAAAAAACAACCCTTCTAAAAATAATTTAAACAAAGATAACACTACATTAACAAAATTAAAAGAGGATATAATTAAAATACATATTCCTCGTCAAATGAATATAATTGCTGCAGAGGGTATACCAGAAGGCACTGTTGATGTAGAAAAGTATTTGTATGATGAAGCAGTAAAACGTGTTGATGCACTTATAGAAACAGCAAGAGATGCTCAAACACCAGCAGATAACCCTTTTAGATTAAATGCTAAAAATGAATTTGTTAATGCAGAATCAGAAGGTAATAAAGCTGAACTAAACTTGTTAAATAGAGTTAATAAAGTTGTTGAGGTTGATAAACAAGTTGCTAATGGTATACTTGAAAACATGAACAACAACAATACTGCAGCAACAACAACTAATTTATTTGAAGGTAGTAATCTTAGTAAGGAAGAAATTGTAGCTAGACTTAGCCCTTTACCAATAGATGGTAAGTATAGTATTTTTCCTAAGTCAATGATTTTTGCTGCAAAGGAAGATATGACTGGTAAAACTGTACTTGACATTTGGAATCATCAAAGAAGTTACTACGGTTTACCTGAGATTACTAGAAATCAACTGACTCCAGCAGCACAGCAAGCATTAACTATAATAGATACTTTAGATACAAACACAATTAACTTATTAAAAAGTGACAATGCTAAAGACTTTGCTACAGGTGTAGATAAGTCTGGTCTTGTTTCAACACATCTTGTAGCTACCTCTGCGGGTGATTTTGATGTACCTCAAGGTTTTGTAAACAACGAGTTAGGCAAACTAGATGGTGTAACTTTAGAAGATTACAACGCAGAGACTGAAGATGGTGAGGAGCTACGAGCTAATATAAAAATGGCTTATATAAACAAGGTTGTAGCAACAGCATCTATAGGTAGTGATAACAAACTAGAAGTTTTACATAGAGTTCATTCACTTCTTAAAAATAAGAATATGGACGATTGGAAGAAAGACATAAGATTAGAAGAAAGCGGTGTAAACTTTGTAAATAATTACTACTCAGGTGGTTATTCTGGAGACAAGTATAGTCATGCTATAGACATACAAGGTGATCTTAAAGTAGAAAGACGACTTGGTGAAGGTAGTAAGTATATTAGAAATGTAAAACAAGAGCAAGATCTAAAGAAGAGAGAAGAAAAAGAAAACAGCTTTACTAATGATGAGGACTTATATAACTATAGGACTCAAGATCTTACAGCTATAAGTGTAGGACAAATAGAAGATAAACTAGAAGATTGGTTAGGCGAAGAACCAGAAAAATATAGTGGTAACAAAAATAGGATTGAACCCGAATGGGCTGAATGGAATCAAAAGAAACAAAGATTAGAGTCACAAATAAGAGTGCTAAATGCTATAGAACAAGGAGACGCTAGTTTTGGTTTACGTGCCAGTCAAAAAACAGATCGTGATGTAAAAGATGCTCGTATATTAATACCAGCATTTACAAGATTACCAGCTTGGATTAAAGATGGTAGACTTAACCAAGATATTGTTAATGTTATTAGTGAAGAAAAATTTAAGGAACTTAAAGAGAAAGTTACTAAAAAATTAAAAATGAATGCAGCCCCAGATGCTTTTGGAATGGCGTTTACTTTTTCACCAATTAAAGGTAGAATGGAAGAGAAATTTACAGAAGAGTTTTATAAAGAGTTAATAGCATTACCAGAGTTCTTTACAGGAGAGGCATACTAATGGATCCCAATGAAATAACGAATGAAATTGCTGGCATTAGTGACATCCTTGAAGCACAACAAGGTAATGTAGATGGTGTCGGTATAGATTTAGATGATGCAGAGGCAGAGGCAGGTCAAGCTGCACAGGAGCAGTTAAGAGGAGAAGCTCTAGAAGAAGGTATAGAACCCCCAGATTCTACAGATCAGGGGTTTGTACCAGATAGTTTAGGTCAGTTTGTATCAGAAACTGCTAAGGCAGTTATTGGTGGTGGAGCTGACGCTATAGATAGTGTAGGTAGTTTTCTTGATTTATCAGGAGATACTATACAAACTGCTATAAAAAGTGTGTTAGGTGTACAAGATGCTAAGAACAACCCATTTTCTAAGGATTATGAGTCAGGTGCTTGGTGGGATATACCAGATCAAAACGTACCAGAAAACAACTCAGGGTATGGTAAACTAGCTAGAGGTCTTGTAGAGTTTGGTCTTTTATCTGCTGTTACAGGCGGTATAGGAGGTAAAACTATAGGAGCTGCTAGATTTGGCACACGTATGGCAAAGGCAGCTAGAGTTGCAGGTTTTGGTAGAAAAGGTACAAAGTTTTTAAAGGTTGTCAACAAAGGTGCTACAATAGCTGGTACTGGTACAGCAGCTGACATTGTTATGCAAAGTTCAGAGGCTGGTAATATAGCTAACTTAGTAAATGAGTACGCCCCCGGCATACCGTTTGTTGAGGCTTTAGCAGTTGACCCAGAAGAAGATACAGTATGGATTTCTAGAATAAAGTCTGCTACTGCAGGTGCAGGTATGAACATTGTAGGTCATGCTTTAGGTGCAGCCATACGAGGTATGTACAAAGGTGCAAAACATTTTAAAAAAACAGGTGACGTTGTAGAGTCAAACAAGATAGCTAACAAAGAGTATGAAGCTGATTTAGATAACAACATTATCAAAGATGAAGGTGCACATAATGAGATGGAAATTAGTAGAAGATCTGAAGGTAAAGGTATAGAAGGTAGAGTATTTAGAGAAGAGTACAATAAAAAATACTTACCAAAAGATGACTTTCAAGAATATCTAGCTATAAAAAATGGAGAGCAACCTTCTCCAAGAGTACTAGAAACACTAAAACGTAATCATCCTAACCTTGATACAGCTACAGAAGATCCAAATGTTATACGTCAATTAGCACTATCTGATTACGATGACTTAGTAAACAGGATAGGTGCTAGAGCAAAAGACCCTTGGATACCAGAACAAGGAGCTAGTCTATTTCAACTAGGTGAGCTAAACCTAAATGGTGCTGACGAGTTTATTGATGCAGGTAGATTTAACAATGCAGAAAAAGCTACATATCGTCCTACTGCAGAACCACAAGATGTTGTAGATCAAAACCTTAGAGAGTCTGTATCTAACAAACGTATTGATGGTATGCCATCTAGTTCAAGCCCTCTATCTACAGAAGCTAACTTTAGAAAACTTGCTCGTGGTGATAAAAATGTACTAGAGTATGTTAAAGAAATAGCTGACGAATTATCAGAAAAAATTTTTAGAGGACAAACAGCTTTAGATACACTTGGTAAAAAGTTTAGTTATCAAGAAGTAAGAGATGTTATACTTGACCAAGCCAATAGATTGTACGCATTTTTAGAAGATGGAGAGGATGCTGCAAAGGCAATGAGAGAGTATTTACTGACAGATTCTGGTAATAAAATTATTTGGCAACACGATGGTACTACTATAGTTACTATCAATGCAGCTCAAAAAGCAGCTACACAACTATTAGTACATACTTTAGGTCGTCAAATACACTCTATTGCTACAGGTGCTACACAACTACCTAAAGGTGTAAGTATAACACGTCAAACAGATCAGATGTTTGATATGATGAAGGTGTTGATGATTGAACAGAAAAAGTTAGCATACCTTACAGGTAACGAGCTTTTACAACAACGTAACTTTGTTCTTGATGGTTATGTTAGACAAAAACTAAACAAAGGTATTTCTGATATAGTACAAGATCAAGAGTCATATTTTCAACATTTACGTAAACTAAAAAAAGATAATCCTGAGTTATACAAACATTTACATACAATGCACCAACTATCAGGTGGTGTAGTTACACGTCTTGAACATATACATGACTATTTAAGAGCTGTTATAGGCAGAGGTGGTCTTGGTAAACGTGTAAATGGTCAGGTTGTTACACCTAGATTATTGAACGAACTAAATGCTGTATACTACAACTCATTGTTAAGTAACATACTAACACCTATCAAAGCTGTATTTAGTACTAACCTTATTGCTACCTTACGTCCTTTACAGGCTTGGGGTGGTGCTATGATTAGAGGTAATCGTAAAGAAGTTGCACTAGCAGCTGCACAGATTAACGCTCTTGGTCAAGCATACAAAGAAGGTTGGCAGATGTTTAAGCACAACTGGGAACTAGGTCTAAACAGACAAAAACAAACCTATGCAGGTAAGTTTAGTGTAGAACGTGACTTAGCAGACTACGAGGCTTTAGCACCGTTTTATGCTAACTACGCAAGTAAATCTGAACGCCAAGCATACTATGCACTAAAAGGTATCATTGACTTTAACACAAGTCCATATGCAAGGTATAGTACAAACCTTATGGGTTCTGGTGACGCTTTTGCTAGAACTGTTATAGGTCGTCTTGAGATGCGTATGAGAGCTGCTAGAGAAGCCTTAGACGAAGGTGTAGATTTTAAAGATCTAAATAAAGTAGCAGCAAAAATAGAAGGTAAGTTTAGAAATGAAATATTTAGCTTAGATAAACATAAAAAATATGTCGTATCAGATAAAGCAGCAACTTTAGCTGGTAATGATGCAGCCCTAACTACTGCACTACCAGAGACGTTTAAGGCATTTGAAAATTTACAGAAGATGCCGGGGGGCCCTTTGTTCTTCCCATTTGTACGTACAGGTTACAACGCTTTACGTCTTACGTTTGCACATACCGAACTAGAAAGATTTACTAAAAGGTTTGATGATGTAATGAACGGTAAGAACCTAGAGTTGTATGGTATACGTCCAGAAGATCTAGAAGGTGCTCAAGCACTGATGCGGGGTCGTATGGCTATGGGTAATGCAGCGATGGTGATGACAGCTGTAGCAGCCCTTAGTGGTATGGTTACAGGTGACTTACCTCCTGACAAAGAAACTAGAGATTTGTGGAAGTTAAATGGTATACAACCAAACTCTTTTACAATTCCCGGAACTAATACATACGTATCATATAGAAACTTAGAACCATTCAATACTTTATTCTCATTAACAGCAAACGTCTTTTCTAACACACACCTACTAGGTGAGGACAAGATGGACGAGATGGTAGAAAAAATTACCTTTATGTTTGCGTCAGTGCTTGTTGACAAGTCTATGCTTGCGGGTGTAGATGATCTTGTTACACTACTAAACTCTGATAGTACAGGTAGTCAGCTAGAAAATACTTTAGCAGGACTTACACGTAGAGCGTTGCCCTACTCTGGATTATTAGCAGGTTTAGGTAAGATGATGCATGCACACGAGGTAGAGGCTAATACTTTTGCAGAACTTTTATTTAAAAGAGATCTTGCAATGAAAGAAGCACTACCAGCTAAGTATGATATACTAAACAAAGATCGCTCAGGTGTTAAGTTCAATCCTAACCCTAATGTACCTTGGTTACGTATATTTAACGGTATATCTCCTATTGCGATTACATACCACGATGGCGACCCTGTAAAAGAGGCGTTGATGCGTATTAACTTTAACTTACCAGAAGAGTTAACTCAGTATGGTGGTGAAGAACTAACATCCTTTGAAAGATCAGAACTACAAAGATTAATGTCTATGGACGTTGATTTTAGAAAAAATCTAGAAAATATTGTTAGTCAAAAATGGTGGAACTCAGCAGTTAAGGAGTATGAAGATCTAGGTTTGTTAAATAGAGATGGAGCAGATATAAACTTACAAGACTTTTACTATGTAATTAAGAATGAGTTTAGAGATGCTAAGGAACGTGCTATGTACACACTACGTAATACATACTCAGACCTAGATGATAGAATATTATTAAGTAAACAGAAGCAGATATTAGGTAAGACTGGAGATAGACAGCAATTAAAATATTTAATAGAAAATTTCCCTAAATAACATTGATTATCAATGGCAGTTACAACTAAAAAACTTTTCCCTGCCACGTCTAATGCAACTACAACTGTATTTAGTCCTGTTGGGATACAATTGAATAACCAAGATGATCTAGATGTTTATGTTACATTGTCGGGTGGTACTAGAGTGCTACAGCTACGCCAGTCTACTGGTAGTACTGCACAGCCTGATCACCCACAGGTAAACAACACAGACGGATTATACTTCCCTGCAGTTTCAGCAGGTACAACTTTATATAACTACCAACTTTCCACTGATAACAACACAATTACGTTCAACTCTGCCCTACCGCAAGGTGCAGTAGTTTTTTGTGAGCGTAGAACAAGAGATGCAGACAGTTCATATACTAGCTTTGCAAGTGGCAGCACTATAAGAGCCACAGATCTTAACAACTCCTCTACTGAATCTAACTTTACAGCACAAGACGGTAGAAACAAAGCACTAACTATAGAAGGTGTTTTGTTTAATGGAGATCAACCTAGCACAAACTTTGTTACATCTAGCCATATTGTAGATGGTACAATAGCAACAGCAGATATAGCTGACAACGCTATTACAATGGCTAAGTTAGCAGGTGGTACATTACCAGATGATATATCAGTAAACACCCATAACCTTACAAATGGTACAATACAAACAGAAGATCTAGGTAATGAACAGGTAACTACTGCTAAATTGGCTAATGATGCTGTTGTATCATCTAAACTAGCAGATAACTCTGTAAATTCAGAACACTATGTAGATGGGTCTATAGATCGTGAACATTTAGCAGCTGATATTGTAGATGGTACAAAGATAGCTGACGATTCTATAAATTCAGAGCACTATGTAGATTTAAGTATAGACACACAGCATATTGGTAATCTACAAGTTACTACAAATAAAATTGCAGACGGTGCTATTACTGATGCTAAGATTGCTGGTGGTTCTCTAGACAATAGATACTACACAGAAACTGAGCTAGATAATGGTCAGTTAGATAATAGATATTATACAGAAGCGGAATCTGACGCTAGATATTTTAACGTAAGTACTGGAGACACTATTAAAGATGGTGATACATTTCCAGACAATGATACAACAATCGCTACAACCGCTGCTATCAACGACAGAATTATTGACTTAGTTGATGATGTTGGTGGCTTCGTACCTATTGCAAATGAAACATCTTTTCCGACTGCTAATCCTGATGTTAATAATGGTTCTGGTACTCTGGTATCCATTAAATCTATATCAAGCACACGTACACCAAGTAGTGGCACAGTCACTATTGCAAACGGTGCGGGAACTGGTAACACTGTATCTATTACAGGGTGTGGATCAACCGTTCTTACCGCAGGTTTTGGTGTAATAGTAGAAACTACAACTACACTACATACATACGCATTTCACAGGTTAGTACCAAAAGCAACAGAAGTTACAACTGTAGCTGGTATTTCTAGTAACGTAACTACCGTTGCTGGCATAGCTGCTAATACAACTACTGTGGCTGGCATATCTAGTGATGTAACTACAGTTGCTGGTATAGCATCTAACGTAACGTCAGTTGCTAATAATGCATCAAACATAAATAGTGCTGTATCTAATGCTAGTAACATTAACAGTGCAGTATCTAACGCAAGTAATATTACCACAGTTGCAGGGTCTATATCTAATGTAAACACTACTGCTGGTTCTATAGCGAACGTAAACACAACTGCAAGTAATATTGCAGATGTTAACAACTTTGCTGCTACATATCAAATAGCATCTTCAGCTCCTTCAACAGACGGTGCTGGTAATGCTTTAGCTGCTGGTGACTTATACTTTGATACAACTTCTAACGAACTAAGAGTACACAACGGAACTGCATTTCAAGGTGGTGTTACAGCTACTGGTAACTTGGCTGGTCTAGGTTCTAACACATTTACTGGAAACCAGACAATACAAAACACTGCACCTAGATTAGATTTAGTAGACACTGATAATAATTCTGATTTTCGGATAACTAATTCTAACGGAGCTTTAGTTTTTTATGATACAACTAATTCTGCAACTAGAGTTAGTCTAGCTTCTGACGGAACACTTGATGTAGAGGGTAACTTAGATGCTAATGGTGGCCTTGATGTAACAGGTAACATAACTGTATCTGGTAACGTAGATGGTCGTGACGTAGCTGCTGACGGTAATAAGTTAGATGGTATTGCTTCTAGCTCTACAGCTAACCCTAATGCTATAGACAATGTTGTAGAAGATACATCACCACAACTTGGTGGCGACTTGGATGTACAATCTAATAAGATTACTACAGCAACCAGTAACGGTAACGTAAAGATAGAACCTAACGGCACAGGTGTTGTAGAGATACGTGGAGCTGGTGGTAACGATGGTACACTACAGCTAAACTGTTCTCAACAGAGTCATGGTATAAAACTAAAATCACCAGCTCACAGTGCTGGACAAAGTTATACACTTACATTTCCTACCAGCCTTACAAACAACGGTGTTTTAACAACAAACTCTAGCGGTACATTAAGTGCTGGTTTACTTGGTACAGCTAATATTGCAAATGACGCAATTACAACTAATCAAATAGCAAATGATGCAGTAACAGCAGCTAAAATACCAAACGGTTCAATAGTAGAAGGTTTGTTAGCAAATGATGCAGTAACTGCTTCAAAACTTGCTGACACAACAGTTTCAGCTGGTAGCTATGGTTCTGCCACAGCAATTCCAGTAATTACAGTTGACGCTCAAGGTAGATTAACTGCAGCCTCAACATCCTCAATAACAACTACAACAAACCTAAGTACCTCTACGGCAACAGGTTCTGTCACTGTAAATAGTAGCACAGGAAACAATGCAACCATAAGTGAAGCTACAAGCTCTGCTGCTGGTGTAATGTCAACTGCACATCACGATAAGTTAGATGGTATTGCTGCTGGTGCAACAAATGTCACAAATAACAACCAACTAACAAATGGTGCTGGCTATCTTACATCCTCTTCAACACTAAGTTCATCTAATTTATCTGGAGCTTTACCAGCCATTGATGGGTCTAATTTAACAGGTTTAGATTCAACCGTAGCTGGTGGTGCAATATATGAAAACAGTAATACAATTAGTACAACACACACAATTCCAAGTGGGTCGAATGGAATGAGTGCTGGCCCTGTAACTGTAAACAACGGAGTTACATTAACTATCAGCAATGGTAGTGTTTACACAATAGTTTAATTATGGCAATTTCAATAAATGGTAATGGTACTATCACAGGTATTTCTGTTGGTGGTTTACCAGACGGATGCGTAGATAATGGTACGCTGGCAAATAATGCAGTAAATAGTAATCAAATAATTAACGGAGCTGTAGGATCAGCAGAATTAGCAGATGATTCAGTAGGTGCTGCTCAAATAGCAGATTTTTTTAGTGCATCAAATGGAATAACTCTTGGTGGTTTAAGAATACAAACAGGATCATTTAACTTACCGAGTTCTGTTTCTGATGCTGGAAGCGACTCAGCATATCCGGGGGCTAGATATTATACCAGTATAACTCATTCTGTAACTGGATTTTCTGCAACTCCATCATTAAACTGTAGTATTGCATCAGGTTATCACGAGGCTTTTGCTGGAGGAGTGCATGAATCACAACACAATTCAAGTCAATTTAGACAATACTTTGCTAGTCACAGAGCTGCTGGAATACAAAGTGAAGAAGTCTATTGGGTAGCTGTAGGAGAAGCATCATGAGTTACAAATGTATTATTAATGAAAAAAACGAAATCGAAGGTTTTTATGAAGATGGTTCAAAAGCTCCATCATGGGCTGTTGATTGCGATAAAGTCTATGCAATACATGGTACAGGAGTCCCACATACGTCAGAAGAAAAACTTTTGTACAAATTAGTAGATGGAAAGGTGGTAGATAATGTCTAGTATAAAATTAAAACATTCGGGTGGTAACAGCGTAATCATCGCTGCACCATCCAGCAACCCTGCGTCTGATCGTACGCTTACGTTACCTAGTAATGCTGATGGAACGGTACTGACAACAACAAACCCAAAGGCAGGTAATATTATTCAAGTTTTACAAAGTACATTTACCGCAGCAACAAGCACAAGTTCAACTTCTCTTGTTGATACTGGATTATCTGCTTCTATAACACCAAGTTCTACAAGCAACAAAGTATTGATAATGTATGCTTTGTATATGTCTGTAAATTCAGATGAATATTCTGGTAGAACATCAATAGTACGAGGAAGCACTGAAATATTTATTGGGGATGGTATTTCTAGTTCAAGACGTGCTACGGCTTTTATGTGGCCTAACTCAGGGCGTGATCCTCATTTTGTAGGACATCAATTTTTAGATTCACCAAGTACGACATCTGCGACTACTTATAAAATTCAATATGCTTCTAATTATTCAAGTCAAACTGTCTATATTGGAAGATCAACTATAGGTGTAGCTGGAAACGCACACTCAACAACACCTGCAAGTCTTATAGTAATGGAGGTCGCAGGATAATGGGATTAGATCATGAAGCAATAAGAAAAGCATATTCTGAAGCTGTAACTATTAATGATATAACAGGAGCTTTTGATAAAGATGGTAAATCTATTAGTTTAGAGCAAAGCAAGATAGATGCTGCAAGAACCACGCTAGATGCTGAGGCTGCTGCAACTAAATATCAAAGAGATAGAGCAAACGAATATCCCTCTGTGGTCGATCAGTTGGATTTAATTTACCATTCAGGCATTGATGCTTGGAAGGCAAAAATAAAGGAAACAAAAGACAAATATCCTAAACCATGAGTACATTAAAAGTAGACGGAATCCGTTCCAATTCCGCAACAAGCGATGCTATAACTTTGGCAAGCGATGGGACATGTACAGCAAACATTACTAATAGATCTAACCGTAATTTAATAATTAACGGTGCGATGGAAATACAGCAACGACCCAATGGTACATATTCAACTTTAACAAGTGGTTATGCAGAAATTGACAGGTTTCATATTTATGCAAACCCTGCTAGTAAATTAAATTACGAGCGAGATACTGAAGCTCCTACTGGTTTTTCACATTCGTTTAAAATCACTTCTACAAGTGCTTACACACCGACATCAGGTAATTATTTTTATGTTGGACAAAAAATAGAAGGTCATAATTGGAAACAGTTAGAATATGGATCTTCTAATGCCAAAACAATTACTATATCTTTTTGGGTTAGGTCTAGTATTACTGGTACTTGGAGTGGAATTGTAAAAAATAATGAACAGAATAGAACATTTCCTTGGGAATATACAATTTCTTCAGCTAATACTTGGGAGAAAAAAACAATAACGGTAGCTGGCTGTCCAGATGGAAATTGGAGAACTGATAATGGTGGTGGTGCTTGGATATATTTTTGTATAGGTTCTTCAACTTCAGGAGTAACTTATCTCGGTTCAGCTAATAGTTGGCAAAGCCAAAACCTTATTGGAACAACAGGATCAAATAGTCTTGTAAACACTAATGGTGCAACATGGTATATGACAGGATTAAAGGTTGAAGAAGGTAGTGTAGCAACCGATTTTGAGCACAAATTGTATGATGAAGAATTAAGAAGGTGTCAAAGATATTTTTATATGCACGCTCATGGTGCGTATGTGTATCAACCTAATACACCTGATAGTACTCCTGTCGGAAATGCTCAAAAATGGGGGAATGCTTCATTTTACGGAATTATAAATTTTCCTGTGCAAATGAGAGCGCATCCTTCTTTTTATAAATCACTTGGTACTGATAGATTACTGTTTTATGCTAATGGAAGTTCCCAAGGTTTTAATGATGTTGCTTTACAAGATAATGGTATTAATAGTTATATTATCAACTATTACGATTCTTTAAATAGTTCTGAATCAGCAGGGTGGGTACAATTAAATAATAATAATGCTTATCTTGGTTTTGATGCGGAGATTTAATTATGATTTATAAATTATTAAAAAATCAAATAACAGGAAAAATAATAGGAGTAACCAAAACTGAATGGGAAAAAACCGATTCAGAAACAGGAGAAAAAACTTGGTTAAAGATTGACATACCAATGTCTGAAGATAATAGGCATTACCAAGAATATCTTGAGTGGAAAGCCGAAGGTAATGAACCAGAAGCTGCTGATTAATGGATATACCCACCATAAAATTACCAAATGTAGAAAAAATAGAAACAATATCTATACCGCTACCTACAGCTGACGTTCCTAGTTATGTACCTTTGGTAGTGCCTCCTAGTGATCTTAGAGAACCAGAGGGTACACAACCAGAGGCTACAGAAACTACGGAACAACCAGCACCGAGCATAAACATACCAATGATTAACATAGATGTACCATTACCTACCACAGAGGTAGTAGTGGCTGCAAGCTATGCAGCGGTATCTGCCGTAGCTGTAACTACGTTTGCTCAACCGTTTTTTGACACCATAAAGAAAAAACTACAAAAGTTTATACAAGGTAAAGTTGATAAATGGAAGAAGAAAAAGTCATTAAAGGACAACCAAGGAGCTTCACAAAAAAGATAAAAGATGTTGTAGAAGATAAAGAACATCAAATAGAAATACTAGGCACTTTTGTAAGATTAGGTGTAGTAGTATGGTCTGGTTTTATTATTACCATGAACTATGTAGATATACCTATGGTTAAGAAATCTGGTAACTCTGACATCACTTTTGTGGCCAGCGTTTTTACGGGAGCACTAGCTACATTTGGTCTTACTACTGGTAAGAATGGTGGAAGCAAACCTCCTGTATGTCCTATGACAAAAGATAAACCAAAAACATGAGAAAATTACTTATTGCTATGCTACTGCTACCTGCAGGTGCATATGCTAATACCGTTACACCTCAGTTTACCACAGGTAGTATGAACTCAACGACTACCACCACACAGACTATAACCGAAGTAGAACAGCGTCAAGTTTTTGGGGCCGAAGTAAAGACTTGGAATGGGTCTAATGTAACACCATCTGCTGATATAGCAGGTAGTGGTACTACATTTACCATAACAGACACAACTCTACCTTGGACACTAGAAACAACCACCAGATCAGCTGGATTAGTAGAACAATGGGACACCACAACAAACTATACAATAAACTCTACTACTACCTCGCTCTCTGTATTCTCACAATAACACCAGCATATGCGGAAGGA